GAATTCCACGCTCTCTGGCTGGAACATGTGATCAACGGTTGCGGCAAAGAATTTGGTCAGGGTCTCAGTCTGATTAACACCCGGTAGTAGGGATATTACCCTGCGCTTATCAACCATTGTTTATCCCCAACTGTGCCTCTGTGAGGCTTCCCACTATTACTATGTTCTGTACCGGAGCACAGCTTATGAATATCTCATCCGGATTGGCAATGATCTCAAACAGATCACCAAACTTGGCACTGCCGTTGGTAGGAACCATTACTATGGTTGCCACGATCGTGGCAAGATTCATCTGTATAAACGTGCTCATCTCTGTGAAATAAAAGTTCTGGCCAAAGTCCCAGTTGGCTAAGCTGAAATAGGTATCAATCTGCTGTTTCACAAGGCTCTTGACTTCGTTATCGCTATAGCTGGTACCTGGTACTTTGACCACCTTGAAAATGACCTGATATTCTGGTTGTGCTTGTGCGCCAAACAGCAATTGGTAAGTGACCGGATGCCACACTATCTGATCAGTCATCATCTTGTATTGCTCAAAATAAGCAAACGTAGCATTTAGATCACTGATGCTCGGAGGCAAAGGTTTGGTATTGGCACTGCCGCCTATGGCTATCCAATTTCTCAAATCTGCGTTGTAGGTAGCTGTGAGTATGTAGGTATCTATGATATTCATCACAGCAGGATTGATACGCTGATCATACGTGGCATAATGCTGCCATAGATAGCTGATATTATTACGTCCTAGCCTTACCTTGTAATCTGCAGTGACATCGGTGAGCACACCGTTGTTATACTGCAGGAATGTACCAGTGGCTATCACATAAGCCACCTCGCCGGGCAGCCAATTTCCGTTTGGAGGTTGCGGCACAGTGCTTAAAGTGCTGTAGATCCTGTAGCTTGGTATGTCTATGGGTTGATAGTATTGATAACCTTCAGCGCTGGTATATCTTACCCAGAATACATACTTGCTAGGCGGCGTGACATCTGGGTTCACTATGGTAACGAACTCGTCTGGATTGTCAGGTAGTGGTGCGTTGTAGGTGCTCCAGAACGTGACACGCACGCTGGTTGGATCAGCATACCCATCTGGATAGATTTCTTGACCATATATCTGCCACAGATAGTTTTGACCAAGCGCCGGAGCTGGTGCTGGCGGTAAAGGTGTTGGGTTCACTCCCAGCACACTTACTGAATCATAAAGAACTTTGCCGGTGCTGCTGTCTAATGTTTTTTCACTATTGCTAAAGAAGAAACGCACTTGGTCAACGCTCTCAAACACATAGCGCTTGGCACGACTCTGTATTATCCAGCTATTGGTATTGTACACCACTTTAATTAACCAACTTGCGTCAGCATTGGTGCCAGAAGTATCTTGCGCGTGTTGTAAACTGAATCCAGGTCCGGTGCTGAGATTTGGATTGGTTATCACATACCAGGTTTGATACAAAGGAGAGTATCCAATACCAAATGTCTGCTTATAATCCATAGCAGCAGCAATAGCAGTTTGCTCGCTAGCTGTCAAAGTAGTTTCCCAAGGCGCACAGATGCTGTCTAGTACACTTTGGCTTGGTACCACTGTGCTGAGAGTTACTGCACCTAAACCATTGGCTAATGTTCCTGTGTTATTCACACCGGTACCATCACCAACCACGCTGATAACGCTGGTCCATGCTGTGACATTGCCAGGATTGGTAAACTTGAGAAGGCTGCCAGATGCTATGTAAGTTTCTCCGCTGCCAGCAGTAGCATACTGGCCAAGCCTCTGGGTCACTCCGCCAACTGCGATGTTACCAGTGCTGCTGCCAGTGTTTGCTGTGATCAAATACCATTCAGCACCCGGTGCTGTGTACCTAGGAAAATTATAATAATAGAAGTTTTGAAGTTCTAATGCTGCGCTAGCAAACGTGCTGTTGCTACCACCGTCGATCATTGGCTGGATGTTATCTATGACATAGACAGCATTAGGTGTACCCACATTGATTACTACCTCTTGCGCATTGATATCATGTTCCTCGTATAGGATACCGTCCGTGGCAAAAACGTTTATGTTTTGATACGTGCCAGTTGGATCATTGATGTCCAGATAACGGCTTTGACCGCTGTAGGTGCGATTGATTGCCTTTACCTTCAAGGCTTGGCTGCTCTGTAGTGGGAATAGATTGTAATCTTCACCATTGACCATGCGGTCTTGGGTGTAATAAACCTGCTCAGCTGCTAATTTTATTTGTTCATTGGTTTGAGTAGTCTGGCTATTAGCTACCGTGTACTGTAGATTGGTATTAAACGCCACGCTGTAGGTGTTGAACAGATTGTCATTGTAACTGAAGTTAAACTTCAGATTGGTCATGTCAGTTGGACGTATCTGATACTGTAGGCCATTGCTGACTCTGTACCAGACACGAAGCAATCCAACTGGTACTGTACCAAAATTACCATCAGCAAAACGCAGACTTATCTGATCAGCTCCGTTGAAATCTCTGGTAATCACGCTATAGATGTTTCTAATACTCTTGCTGATGCTGTTGTAAATGACATTAAAACCGTTCACATTTGGCACTTGCGACCAATTAGCAGTTACCAGACCAGCTGTGTTGATATTCTGTACCCAAACATCAGTTTGGTTGATGCCACTAACAGTCACGTCTATCAAGCGGTTAGCAATAGGCAGATCCAATTGATAATCGGCAAATCCTATAGTGCCCTGCTTGAAGAACAGGAAGAATCCTGTGTTGGCGCTGTCGTAACCATTACCATCATTTTGATATATGACGTACCAGCTGTTGATAGGATTAGGATCACGCTCAAAGAAATAGCCAGTAGTACCTAGCACCGTGGCGTTGCCGCCCGTGGCATCGTTGAAATCTGGATTGGCTAGTTCAAAATTCATGTTGTTGCCACCAACTGCCGAAGTGAAAGGCACAGCACTGGTCGGAATGGCTGTGTTGTTCAACGCATATAATTCAGTTGGTATGTTATTAACAACACCACTCTTGGTTGGATTGCCAAAGTAATTGGTGCTGTTCAGCGACGCATTTAAGACTAAGGTAAACTGCTCTTGCCAATCTGGATTGTTCTGATCATTCCAGTTTATGGGTGTGTTCTTGAGATTAAGCCCATTGGCATCATAGATGTCCTCATTGCTGACTATCTGCGATACCTTAAGTATACCAGCGCTTGGTATGCTGCGCTGAGGCTGATAGTTGAGCATGCGCGCCAGACGGAAGATGCTGTCACGGCGTTGCGCAGTGTCAAGGAAGTTCTCACGGGTATTGAGATCCATCCTAAACGCAAGACTCTGACCCAGATAGGCCAACAGCTCAATGATGGCTACAAATTCACTGCTTTCGGTCCAATCGTTGAAATCCTCAGGATAGTTGAGGCGAATGTATTCAACCATAGCAGATCGTATGGTTGGGAAATCATAGGCACTGAAGTTAACCTGCGTAAAGGCTTGATAGATGACCTGCCAGTCTTCTGCTGCGAACAGCTGTTTCTGACGTTGTTGTTGACTTACTGCCATCTCATTCCCTCATCACGATATCATATCTAAGTTTACTGCAGCTTGGTCAAATTGGACACTAAATGAATTGATCACACCGTATGGTTGATAAAACAGCTGCATCTGTACCAACATTCCCTGATTAATCTGGTTTACTACTATGCTTTGTAAAACCACTCGGCTATCACTCTGCACTATTCGAGTAGCCTCGGCGATCACGGCCTGGACCACAGCATCGTCAAATGGTTCAAACAGCATATTCCATATGGTACATCCGTAAGTAGGCATCATGACCCGTTCGCCGGGTAACGTATTAAAATGATTATATAAATCTCTTTCAATCAACGGTATATCAGCAAACGCTTGATTCTTAGCGTTGGTGTCTAACGTGCTGAACCCGTAAAATACCTTGGTGGGCGTGATGATGGCCATGAGACTTGGTAGTACCTCTGAATATACCAATATTTAGCCAGCATTTAACCATGGAAATTTTGGCTGTAGGGCTTATACGCCGCCGCTGTTAATGGGGTTACCACCGCAGAAGTTTGTGCATTCTGCACGACGTCTCTGCTGTAGTTGAGGCACCACCTTGCCGCCAGCATGGCAATAGCTCATCCATTTTTCAGTGACATCGAAACTGCCTGTGTTGAGTATAGCAGCCAAGCTTTGGCAATTGCCTATATTGAACACAAAGCTGACCAACATGTCAAACTGAGTTTGGCTTATTTTAACGTTGATGCTGCGCTGTACCTTTTGTTCTCGAGGTAACAGATCTTGCTTGAATAGATCAAAAACTTCTGCTTCACTGAGCGGCGATGTCAAGGGGCGTTTTGCGCCATTTATGGTGACGTAATTGCCAGCTCTCTCATCAGGTAGCAGCAGATGTCCTATGCCTATGGTTGGCAGACCGGCAATGTCAGGATAGATAGTAGAACGTTTTCCCTCAAATTTAGCGATAAACTCGGCACCAGCCTGGCTGGTTCTAAAGCTGCCAGCAGCCTGCAAATCAGTAGCTGATCCATTATAGCTGTACTGTGGTTGACCGTTGGCAGTATAGCCTTCGCCTTTGTAATTTCCCTGCGGACTGTTGCTGTTTGGTGCACCTTTTAGGTCGAGTGGTTTGCTTTGTGTGCCTATGACCTGTCCCGGCAACAAAGGCTGTCCAGTATATGGATCTGTGCTACTGCCAGTTTCCACATGACCATTGAACCCTTGCGCTGTTGCTGCGTGTGCTTGGAAAGGTTCGTGAGCTGGCAATTGGCTCACTATGGT